GAGGTACGCGCGCTGGAGGTTCGCGCCCCGGAGGAACGCGCGCTGGAGGTCCGCGCCCTGGAGGTTCGCGCGCTGGAGGTACGCGCGCTCGCCGCCCGCTTCCCCGCGCAAGTAGAGTGCGTGCTTCGAGAGAACGACTTTCAACTCTTCAGCGGTGTATGTTTTCATGGTTTCCTTTCAAATACAGCGTAACACATCCACTTCCGTTCCGCAACTCAACTCCGCAACTGCACCACTTTCCCCTCGACCTCGGGCTTCGCGTCCGTCCCCGCCGCGAGGAGTTGTCGCGAGGGCGAGTAAATCCACGTGCGCATACCGCCGCGGTTGATCTGGTGCCGGAGGAAGCCGAACCGCTTCAGCGCCCGCCCGCCGTCTTGCATCCGCCTCGCGTTGAGCTGCTCCCGCGCGCACCCGAGCGCTTCCATGAGGCAGCCCGCGAGCGTGAATTCCATCGGGCGCTTCTCCGATGACTGCCGCGTCCACCACGCCGCGATGGCGTCGACCATCGGGTCGAGCATGGCGAACTCGGTCGCGATGCTCATCACTTCCTTCATCTCCTGGCCCTCGAGCCACCATGCGTGTTTAGGACAGCGGAGCCCGGGCCACGTCGGGCACTCAGCGCACTGGAAGCCCTCGAGGTAGTAGTGCAGCGCCTCCGCGAGGAGCTGGTCCCGCTCGAGTTTCAACGCCCGAATGTCGATATCGTCGCCCACGCGGAGGACCCACTCCCGCCGATTCGGCTCGCTGAGAATGTCCTCGTCGTTCGACGAGCCGACGAGGCACGCGCGCCGCGGGAACGTCTCGATGACCTTCCCGTACGGCGGTCGGAAGCGGTCGACCTTCTTGCTGAGGAAGCCCTTCGCGGTCTCCGCGTCGGTGCCGCGGTAGTGGGAGAGCTCGGCCTGCTCGATGAGCCAGAACTTCGCCATGAAGGCCGAGCCCTCTTTCGAGCGCATGTCAACGCTCTCGTCCGCGTAGAACCGCCCCGCGACCGCCTCGATGAAGCTCGACTTCCTCGCGCCGTAGGCGCCCGTGAGGATGAGCATGTTGTCCATCTTGCAGCCCGGCTCCATCGCCCGCGCCACGAGAGACATGAGCCACTTCCGGCCGATGAGCGCGGTGTACTGCCCGGCGCTCGTGCCAAGGATGCGCATCGCGAACGAGTCCGCGCGCGGCTGGCGGTCCCATACCAACGACGAGATCTCGTCGCGAAGCGGGTCGTACTCGTTCCGTCGCGCCGCCGCGAGGAGCACCGGCCCGACGACGTTCGGCGAGACGTTGATTTTGTACTCGCTCGCCTGAAACCAGCACGCCGTCTCGGTGTGCAACACCGCATCGCCCACGCCCGCGAGCGGGCCGCCGACGAGGTCGATGTCTTTCGTGAGCGCGTTGAACTTCAGGGCGCCCTTCCACGCCGGGTCGTTCAGGAGGATGAGGAGGAGGTTGTGCTCGGCGGTGACGAACTTCGGACCGGTGGGCGATTGCGTGGTGAGGAGCTTCGTACGCCAGGATGGGGCGGGCTCGGAGACGACCGCGACGGGCGCATCTTCCGGGTCGCTCGCGGGAGCGCGGCCCGCGAGGCGCGCGAACGCGGCGGCCTCCGCGGCCTTGTGCGCGTCGCCCTTCGCCCGGCGCTCGCTCGCCGCCGCGTAATTCCGGGCGAGCTGCTCGTAGCACCACTCGTGCGTGTCGCCGTTGAGCATCGTCATGGAGTCGATGCACGGGCGCAGAATTTCCTTGACGTGCTCCTCGGAGAGCGCCGGGGTGAGCAGGAACACGAGGAGCGAGACCGCGTCGTTGATGGCGTTGCTCTGGTTCCCGGGGGCGCTGAGCGGCTGCGCGGCGAGGATGACCTCCCCGAGCTTGCGCGAGTCGGGGCGCTTGAGTCGGCGGATGCCGAGCGCGACCTGGGTCATGTCGACGGGGCCGCTCGGGAGTTCGGGGCGCGGGGAAGAAAGGCCGCTCACGGAGGGGGGAAAGGAGGAAACCCCCTCCGGAGCGGGGGGCGCGATGCTCCGCGCCCGCGAATTGGTTCGAAGAACTTCATCGACGTCGACCGACGCGCCGAAGCCTTCACACGCGACGACCTCGGCGCCCTGCGGCGCGCTCGGGAAGAAGTAGAGGCGCGCCAAATCCTTGCACGCGTCGTCGGCACGGAGGTTGAACTTCTCCGCCGTGCCGCGCCAAAGCGCGGACCACTCCTCGGGGAGCACGTCGCGCGACAGGCGCAGCACGAGCCGGTAGCCCTTGCCTGAATGCGTCGAGTGGAAGACGTACGAGTAGCCCTCGAGGCTGGCGCCGATGGCGGCGAGCTCGACTTCGGTCACGTCGTCGAGGTCGAACACCGCTGCGGAGAGCGCGAGCACGTTCTCGTTCGCACGCTTCGGGGCCTTGAGCCGCACCGGGCTCCATGCGAGCCCGTCCTTGTGAGGACACTGGTGTCCCTTGCACGATTCCACGGTGCATGCGGTGCGCTCGTGGCTTTGAAGGTCCTTCGTGAGCTGCGCCCAGGTGACGACCGGCGCGCCCATCGGGGTCGGATCCTTTTTGCTCGCGTACACCACAATCGCGATGGAATCGAGAGGCATCAAATCACCTTAAGGCGGCGGGTGCGCGGCGTCAAGGTTTCCGTTCGGGAGTCGCCGGCTCCTCCAGGTAGCCCTGCGCGCGACGGATGTCCTTCGGGTCGGGCGCCGTGACGACCTTCGCGGCCAGCTCGCGATCGATGTACGCGTAGCTGAGCGTCTTCGCGAGCATGTCCAACGCCCGCTCGTCAGTGAGGTTGAAACCGTCCTCCACCCAGGTCTCGCTCACGGTAAACTGCACCGTCCACGTGTACGCCATGCGCCCGTCGGGAGTGGTTATCGATTCATACGGCGCCCAGAACTCCCCTTCCTCCCAGACGTCTTGCACGAGCGCCTCAAGGTCCCTATCGCGCTCGCCGTCGACGAACACCAGCGTATCGGGCCCGCGCTCCAACGTGACTTCCGCATCGGGGCCGCCGACCTCCAAGAGCCGCGTCATGCACAGCTTGTGGTACTGCGCCATTTCCGCGTCGGTGATCTCGCACCCCGCGTCATTGCTGCTGACGAATCGGATTTTCATCGCTTCACCTTTCCTTGCACCGCGCGCCCGGGGTACAGCCGCTCGTCCCCGCTGAGGAGAACGAACGCGACGGAGAGCGCGAAGACCGCCGCAATCACGAGGATGAGAACCACCACCGCGAGCACTGCCGCTTCGCCGTCATCCGCCACAGGCATTGACTTCAAGTGTATTCCTCCGCTTCTTTTCGGGTCATGAAAAAGTGAATCCCCTCCGTGCACTCGACGCGAATGTCGTCGTCGTAGTTCTCTTCGCGCGCGGTCTCGCCGACCCGGTAGATGAAGCGCGGGTCGTAGAGCGAAGTGAACTCAGTTTCCCCGGGCGCGCTGAACGCTTCGAACACGCAAACTTCCGAGGCGCGGCACTTCCGGCCGACGAGCGAGCTCGTCCGCTTGCCCGTCACGAGGAGCTTGAGCACCGCTCCACGCACTTTTTTCCACGCGACGAAAGCGCCTTCCTGGGGGCAGAGCTGGAACGCGGGGAGGTTCGCGCCCTGGAGGTCCGCGCCCCGGAGGTCCGCGCCCTGGAGGTTCGCGTCCTGGAGGTCCGCGCCCTGGAGGTACGCGCCCTGGAGGTTCGCGCCCCGGAGGTTCGCGCCCTGGAGGTACGCGCCCTGGAGGTTCGCGCCCTGGAGGTCCGCGCCCCGGAGGTCCGCGCCCTGGAGGTTCGCGCCCCGGAGGAACGCGCGCTGGAGGTCCGCGCCCTGGAGGTTCGCGCGCTGGAGGTACGCGCGCTCGCCTCCCGCTTCCCCGCGCAAGTAGAGCGCATGCTTCGAGAGAACGACTTTCAACTCTTCAGCGGTGTATGTTTTCATGGTTTCCTTTCGGATCTACTTCAGCGCGCCGCCCGGTCTCGAACCGGAACCGATTCCCCTCGGCGCTTCCACGCGAGCGTTACTCGCGATGCATCATGGCCTTTCCCTCCATGCCGGTTTCGCACGCATGCTACGCGCTCACTTCACAAAGACATAACAATTCCCCATGCCGTTTGGCAAGCCCCCGCCGGCGAGTCGCCCGTGCGTGTCCTCAAGCCAGCCAAGCTTCTGAGCGAGCCCGCGCGCAACCGCATCGTGATTTTGGTCGACAGAGAGCGCGTCATCCCAGGCGAAGGTCAGACGCCCCGCTTGGCACCAGGCGACGATGCGCGAGCCGCGATGATTCGTCGGGCCCAGGTACTTCGTTAGGATGGCTTGCATGACGCCCCCTTCAAGGCGTGAAGTTGCCGGGCGAGGTCCGCTGCGAGTTCCTGACTCGCTTCGAGCTTCGCCTCGAGGTCGGCGGTCATCTTCGCGAACGTCTCGCTGCACAGCTGTGCTTTGAGCAGGTCGATCTCGTTTCGGAGGTCCGCGATCAGCTCGTCGCGTTCGTTCCGTTCGCGAATCAGCTCGTCGACACGATTCGCGAGGGCTCGGTTGACCGCTTGCCGCCCGATTTCCTCTGCGGTGCGGCTCATTTGCCCTCCGCCTTGGCGATAGCGGCGCGAACGGCTTGCATTGCGTCGTACCACTCGTCGTAGCTGACCGCGTCGGGCACGTTGTTCTCGGAGTCGTAATACATTCCGTGCTCGGCCTTTTTGAGCGCCTCGAGCATCTCGGGCATGACGTTGAGCGCGTGCACGATGCGGTGCACGTATTCGTCGGCCTCGCTGGGGCGAATCGGGAACGACCCGTCCGCCATATTGCTGCGAACGACGGCGAGGATCTCCACCCCGTCCCGCGCGATGCCCCGCCCGGGTTCGACGGTGTACTTCGGTTTGGTGCTCATTTGCCCTCCGCGTCGTACCGTCGCTCGGAGCCGTCGGGAGCGACCTCGAGCCAGCCGACCAAGCGTCCGTAGACGTCCGTGAGGGCGATGGTGCGCGTGCCGTTGGGGTTGACGTAGGTCCTGATGTTTCGCGTTTTCATGGGTTCTCCTCTTTCACGTTACATGCGGCAATCCACACCAGCCGCTCCCAGTTCTCCACGTCGTCGGCGAGGTCCGCTGCTTCCCACGCGCCATACTCTTTCAGCTCGGCGCGGACGTCCTCTGGGCGGATGCCTGGGTTGAGTTCGGCAATCTTCGGCGCCCAGCGGCTCACGTCAGCATCACAGGGACCGGGGTGCGCGCACTCTTCGACGGCGGCACTTGGGAGGCGGACCTCGAAACGGTTGAACACAGCGTGCGTGATGCTCACTCGTCCTCCGCCGCGATCCGCCGCTGTTCAACCGCGATGCTGATCGCGAGATTGTTGAAGTATTCTGAAACGCATTCATACACCCCGGGGATAGCCAACAGCTCTGCCTGTGAGACCCCGTCGAGCGCAATGTCGAGCGCAGCATCAAACTCTTCTGTGGTGATCGGTTCAGTGCTCATGGTGTTGCTCCTTTCAAGCCCCGGGCCGGAGTCGAACCGGCCTACGCCAGCGGGGTGTTACCGCACGTCGATCGATACGTAGTAATGAAGCTCGCACTCGTCGTGGTCGGTGAGGCAATCGGCATGGAGCGCCTCGCGGTCGTCCGACTCGTCGGCCTCGAGATCCTCCAGGGTCCGACCGCTCTCAGCAAGCACGGCCTCGCGCAGCTGCGCTTCTGAGACCTCCCAGTCACACCCATTGACCAGCTGCTCCCGCGCGTCGCCCAGCGCTTCGTTGACGCTGTCGCCGACCCCGGTCACGCAGGCGGTGAACCGGGTGAAGCTCACTCCGTGGCCCTGGAAGTACTGGGCGTGCTCGGGGCCGTGGAACACCACTCGGATCTCTTGAGGCTGTTTCATACTGCTCCTTTCGGCGCCGAGAAAAACAGCGCCCTCACTATATGGCGATCTGCGGACTCGAAAACAATTAAAAATGAATTTCCCCCGAATTTCCGAGCCGCTAAGTCCTCAGAACGGCTCGAAATGACGCGTAAAGTCACGTAGCAGAAAAATCGACATCGGCCTGTTTCAAGGGCTTAGCTTCGTCTTGCACGGGGCGTGCCGCTTGCGACTTCCGTGCCAGGTGCTCAGCCCAGCGCCGGCTGAACTCCATCGCCCGCTCATAGTTCGACAGGCCGCGCAGCTCAGGCACCACCCCCATGAGAGAGCGGCGCCCACCCACTTGCCACCCAAGGGCCTTGGGGCTCGCCTTCAGATGGGTCATCAGCGCCCGGCAGCGCTGCCTGGTGAGGTGTTCGGGCTGGATCCCGATGGCGGCGAGGTCGGGGAATAGCTCTGCGCTACCGGGCTCGTAGCCATCGGAGGGCTTGGGCGCCTTGGCGGTACCGGTTCGACGGCCGTCAAAGAGGGTTCCGCTCTGGTACGCTGCTTCGATGTCATCGCTGAGGGGCATGGTAGTCGTGTACACCACCCCGAGGCACTGTCAAGTTTTCGGGGTGCTGGTGACATGGCCGACCTGGTGACATCGCGTTTCGACGGAATGCTGAATAGTCTCGGGCAGATGCACGACCATGTAACCAGTCACCGGCCGGCACTGGCACTTTCAGCAACTTTTTAGAAAAAAGATATATACATGGGGTGGTGGGGGGGATGACAACCCCATCTATACTTCCAAATTGCCAAAAGTTTTCTAGAAAGACTGGTTACCTGGTTACTACTGGTGATCTTCTAATTGTTTCGCTGTCTTAGCGTGTCACCGACAGGTCGGGAGCAAGAAAGTTAAGTGATTCCTCCCACTTGGCGAGGCGCTCCCAGAAAAGTCTCTGCCGCGGGACGGGTCAATTTTGACATATGGTCACATATGGCCGCGAAATATTCCACTTTTATTCACGAAATAGGCCAAATACTCACGCTTTTGGGGTGGGGTACACCCCGCTTGCACTTTTGAAGCCGCCGCGCGCGGATAAGTATCCGACCAATATCCCCGAATATAGTCTCGCGCGAGAGACGGGTCCGACTGCACCCGTCCACCGCGCGGGACGGCAGCTCACTCCACCGCGTGCAGCTCATAGCCACACACCTGCCACTCGGAGTTGCAGCCGTCAGCCTCGCGCACCGCGTACCAACTGGCGTCCTGGCTCGCCGTGACGCGGCCGCGGGCCATCACGGTGCCGCTGGCCACGTGCACGACTTCGACGAGCGTACCGAGGCGGGGGGCGCTGCTGGGATTCATCACGGCGGGGGTGGTGTGCTTGGTCATGCCCTGGGGTATTGCTCGGCGCGTGCCAGGGGCGTGGAGCGCCAAGGGCGCGGAGAGACGTGGGCTGAGCAGGGCGAGTGGAGCGTGGGCGCCCCGAGTGGAGTGCGCGTGCATGCACCAGCGTCCCGGCTTCGTACAGGCGCGGTTGTGAGCTCACGTTACACTGGGATGGCATGGAGCGTGCATGCGTGGGTGACTATGACATTCGCGTCATACGGTCACGTATGGTGGGAGGGTGGGGGCGCATGGGTGTAAGGTCAGGCTACATCTCGAGGGATATTGTAAGGCGGGCGTGCTGCGCTCGTAAGCCAGCGGAAACGCTGGAAAATGCATCGACTCCAAGGGGGTGGGGGAAAAAGATTTGTATATACTGAATAAACCTGGGGCGGACTTTTCGGGAATATCCTAGACCTCTGGCTACCTTTTCGGGAATATCCTGGGCCGAAATACCGACCGCGCACAAAACTAAAGCGGGGCTGAAGGATCGTGCATGGTCACGGACCCTTACGATCCGGCCGGCCGAGGAAAAGAACTTGACATTCGGCCCGGCTGCGTGACACTATGCCCGGGTGCGAGAAGTCCTCTCAGCGCTCGAGCAGCAACGCCGCCCGGTGAAGCTGGTCTCCCCGACGAAGGTGAGCCGGCGCGGGACCTTCCGCGACGCGCTCCGTATGGCCCTCGGGCCAGATGGTGAGCGGGCCTGGCGCGTGATTCTGGACATCGCCGAAGGCCGGCCCTGGACCCCGACGCTGGAGAACGGCGCGACGGCCGAGCCCGTAGTGCCCAGCACCCGCGACCGCCTCGAGGCCGCCACCTACCTGGCGAACGCGCTCTTCGGCAAGCCCGTCGAGCAGACCCAGGTCGCCGCGGCGGAGAAGGCCGCCCAGGACAACGCCGAACTCGTGCGGCTGTCCGATGACGAGCTCTTTGCCCGCGCGCGGGCCATCGTCGAGGGGACCGTGGTCAAGGTGACCGAGGTTCCCGACGCCTCCGAGGAGCCCTCCGAGTGATCTCCGTCCGGCACATGTCGCCCGACGACGAGCGTTTCGTCCGCGCGAGCTGGTTCGAGTCGTACTGGATGGACTACCAGCGCGAGCGCGGCATCGCCTTCGCCGACTACAAGGCCGGGCAGAACCGCCGTATCGAGACGCTCCTCGAGCGCTCTGAGGTCCTCGTCGCGTTCGCCCCCGCGGCGCCCGACGAAATCCTCGGGTACGCCGTCATCGAGGGCGAGGCCCTCCACTACACCTACGTCAAGTCCATTTACCGCCGTCGGGGGATCGCGACCGGGTTGATTCGTTCCCGGGCGAAGACGTACAGCGTGAAGACGCCCGGGATGAAAAAGCTCCTGGCGAAAGTGCCTTTGCAGTTCAACCCCTACACCATCGAGGACGCCGTCCCCGAGGAGCTCGCATGAAAGTCACCCGAGTCGATTTCAACTACGCCGTCCACCCGGCCGGCGTCAACGGCGGCATGCGCATGAGCGTCGGCACGCCGGACCTGAAGTTCGCCGAGAACCGCTCCATCTCCATCGCGAAGGTGGATGGCGCGGTTGGGGTCCTCTGCGACTTCGGCGCTCCCGAGCTCACCTTCGTCCCCATGGCGAACGTGCGCTCCATCCGCGTCGAGCGCGGCTCGCCGAACCGGGCGGACAGCCCCACCAAAGAGAAGTAAAGTCCGATGGCGGCGGAGTTCACCGACCGGCAGGTCCTCGAGGAGGTGGCTCGGCGGGCGGCGCTCGCCGAGAAGACCGCCGCCTTGACCAAGGCCATCCTCGACGAGCTCTACGACAAGCAGCGGGCCTTCGTCGAGGACAAGAGCCGGAACAAGGCCGCGGACTGCACCCGCCGCGCCGGGAAGACGATGATGTGGCCGCGGTACTGCACCGTCGAAGCCCTCCGGCGGAAGTGCCTCATTCGCATCTGGGGCATCAACCGCCTCCGGGCGAAGCAGCTCCTCTGGAAGGAGTTCAAGGAGCTGTTCGAACGGCACAAGCTCACGCCCTCGATGCACGAGACCGAGCTCGCCATCACCTTCACCAACGGCTCGGAGATCCGCCTCCTCGGCGCCGACAAGGACAAAGAGGCCCAGAAGAAGCGCGGCGACAAGACGGCGATGGAGGTGGTGCTCGAAGCCCAGCTGTTCGGCGGCTACCTCCGGACCCTCGTCGAGGACATCGCCGAGCCGTGCCTCTTCGACCTCCAGGGCACCTTCTGCCTCGAGGGCACGCCGGGACCGGTCTGCGGCGGGTATTGGTACTGCATCACCGGCGACGCGAAGGACGGAGTGACTCGGTGGGTCTCCGAGGGGAAGGACGTCCGGGTCGGCGACGAGACCGAGCGGGTCGGCGCGGGCTGGAGCTGTCACCGCTGGGGCGTGCTGGACAACCCGTTCCTCCCCCACGCTCGCGAGGAGCTCGCGCTCCTCATGAAAAAGCGGAAGTGGACCAACGAGAGCCCGACCTACCTCCGGGAGTGGAAGGCGCTCTGGGTCACCGACCTCTCCGCGCTCTTCTACGCGTACGACGAGCTCCGGAACTCCTTCACCCTGGCGGAGGTGCAGCCCTGGGGGCCTGGGTGGATGCACTCGCTCGGGTGGGACCTCGGTTCCCGGGACGACATGGCGCTCGTGGTCTGGGCCTGGCACCCGACCCTCCCCTTCGTGTACGAGGCGTTCAGCTGGAAGAAGAAGGGCGCCCTGAGCGCGGAGATCATGGGGCAGATCGAAGCCCTCGAGAAGCGCGGCTTCAACATCGTCAAGAAAGCGGCCGACACCCAGGGCGGCGGGAAGATGTTCGTCGAAGAGGTGATGTCGCGCTACTCGCAAGTTTTCGAGCCGGCGAAGAAGGGCGACAAGCCGGGCCACGTGCAGCTGTTCAACGAGGACCTGCGCCGCGGCTTCGTCAAGCTCCAGCGCGGCTCCGAGCTCGCCGAGGAGATGGCGGTCCTCACCAAAGACCCGGACTGGATTCAGGACCTCCTCGACCCGAAGCCGCCGCCGGAGAACCCGGGGCAACCGAACCACGCCTGCTTCGTCGCCGGGACGCTCGTCGAGACGGCGCGCGGTGCGGTCCCCATCGAACAGGTCCGGGTCGGTGACCTGGCGCTGACCCGCGAGGGCTTCCGCCCCGTGGTCAAGGCGGCCCCGACGGGGGTCAAGTCGGTCATTCGCCGGCTCGGGCTGACCGGGACGGCGGATCATCCCGTCTGGACGGAGAACCGCGGATGGGTGCGACTTGACAGTGTTCGCGGGTCTGATATAGCGTTGTATCTATGCAACCAACCGTCGTCGAGTGGAACGGCAAGCGCTGGTATCGATACCCCGACTCTGAGCGGAGATCCGATCGCGTCTACTACAAGCGGTCCAACTGGCCCGGCAAGCCGCAGTGGCTCCACCGGGCCATCTGGGAAGCGCAGCACGGACCCATCCCGCCCAAGCACCACATCCACCACCGAGACGAGGACACCTTCAACAACGCCGTCGAGAACCTCGAGTGCCGGCTCGGAGCAGAGCATCTCTCCGAGCACGGGCGAGAGCGCTGGACGCGGGACCCTGCGAGCGCGTCTCGAGGACTCGAGGCCGCGCGCAAGCTCGCCCCCGAGTGGCATCGCTCCCCCGCCGGTCGCGCCTGGCACGTCGAGCACGGTCGACAGGTCATGGCCGAGCGTCCACTCCACGACTGCCGATGCATCGTCTGCGGTGGGGCCTTCCGCTCCAAAGTGGCAGGCGCTGCGGTGTGTAGTCCTCGATGCCACGCTGCGAAGCGGCGCGCCAGCGGGCTCGACGATATTGACCGGGCCTGCGACGTCTGCGGCGGCGCCTTCCGGGTCAACAAGTACGCGAAGCAACGAGTCTGCTCCCGAGCGTGCAGTCGTCTACGCGCTGACCGTCGCTGATCAGCACGAGTACTTCGCGAACGGCGTTCTCGTCTCGAACTGCGATGCGGCCCTCTACGCCTGGCGCGCGGCGCTGCACTTCCTTCACGAGCTGCCCGAGGAGCCGGTCGAGCGCGACTCGCCCGCGTTCGTCGCCGCGCTCGAGAAGCGCTTCGAGGAGCTTGTCGAGGCACGCGACCAGGAGAAGGCGACCGGGCGCCCGTGGTGGGAGCCGGCCGAGGACTTCGGCGAGCAGGAGATCCTGTGAAGATGCCCGCCTCAGACCGAGCGATGCTCGACTTCATCGTAGCGCTCCGCGAGCGCGGCGTACTCCAATTCACCCTCGGCCCGATGCAGGTCGTCCTCAAGCCGCTTCCCGAGACGTCGAAACACCGCCCCAGACGCCGAAAGAAAATCGGCTTCGCTACGGAGAAATCAAAATGACCCCCGCCCCTCCCCCGCCGCCCCCGCCGCCTCCCCCCGAAATCGAGGAGACCATCGCCGCGCTCGACCCGCTCATCACGTTCCTGCGCCGCCGCGGCGTCGTCACCTACAAGGACAACGGGTTGACCCTCACCATCTTGCCGAACGAGCCGGTTGTCGTCGAGCCGGTGCTCGAGCCCGCACCGGAGCCGGCGGTAAAGGAAGTTGACAAGTCGGCGGAGCCGGAGAAGCTCGGTAAGGACGGGCTCTCGCAGGAGATGCAGGCGGAGCTGTACGGGCGCCCCATGCCCGACTGGGAGTGACGTGGACTACACCGACGCCAAGGTCTACAGCTCGGAGACGGCCGCCAAGCGGGCGAAGGCCTCGGCGGTCGGCGGTGACGCGAGCTGGTGGAACTGCGAGACGCCGGAGGAGCGCCACAAGAGCCTCATCACCTTCGTGAAGCAGCTCGAGACCGACTCGCAAGACCGCGCGCAGGCAAACCTTCGGTACGCCCGGCTCTACGAAAACGTCGAGCTCGAGACGATGAACGACTTCGCCGGGGCCATCGTCCGCCAGACGCTCCTCGGCCGCGGCATCGTGCGGATGAACGTCATCGCCGCGTGCTGCGACACCCTGGCGGCGAAGGTCACCAAGAACAAGCCGCGGCCCCAGTTCCAGACGTCGGGCGGGAGCTGGGACGCGCAGATGAAGGGTCGCCGGCTGAACAAGTTCGGCATCGGCCTGTTCTACGAGCTCAAGGCGCACGAGCTCCTCAAGGAGAGCTTCGACGACGCCGAGGTCTTCGGCACCGGGCTCACCTTCCTCTACATGGACCGGGAGACGAAGCGCCTCTGCGGAGAGCGCGTCATCCCCGACGAGATTTTCGTCGAGAACGCGGACGCCCAGTACGGGAAACCCGCGTCGATGTACCGGCGCAAGCGCGTCGCTCGCGAGCGGCTCATCGAGATGTTCCCCGGCGCCGCGGAGGCGCTGATGCGCAAGGGCGAGGAGCCCATCTCGCTTGGCGCGGCGAGCGCGAAGGCTCGGACGCCGATGCTCACCGTGTGGGAAGCGTGGCATCTCCCCTGCGGCAAGCGCGCGGGGTGCCACGTCATCGCCGTCGACGGCGCCGAGCTGTTCAGCGAGCCGTGGAAGCTGAAGCGCTTCCCCTTCGTCGTGCAGCGCTTCAAGAAGCGCAAGAAGGGCTTCTGGGGGAAGGGCATCGCCGAGGCGCTCACCGGGCTCCAGCTCGAGCTCAACCGGCTGCTGAACTCCATCTCCGAGCAGCTCCGCCGCAAAGGCCGCGGGCGCATCTTCGTCCAGAAGGGGACGAGCGTCACCCCGAGCCACCTCACCAACGGCATCGCCGACATCGTCAACTACGTCGGCACCCCGCCGCAGGTCGACAACCAGAACGCGGTCGCGCAGGAGGAGTTCAACGAGGTCGACCGGCTGTACCAGCGCGCCTTCCAAGAGGTTGGCATCTCCGAGCTCAGCGCGAGCGCGAAGAAGCCTTCGGGACTCGACGCGGCGGTGGCGCTCCGGGAGTTCTCGGACATCGAGAGCGAGCGCTTCGCCCTCACCCACCAGGACTGGGAGAACGCTCACCTCGACCTGATGAACCTGGCGCTCGACCTCATCGACGCGTACGGGAACCAGGGCTACAAGGTTCGGCTCCCGAACAAGCGCTACTTCAAGGAAATCGACTACGCGGAGATCAAGCTCGCCCGCGACAGCTACACGATGCAGGTCTTCCCCGTGTCGAGCCTGCCGCAGACCCCCGGCGCCCGGTATCAGAAGGTCGTCGAGTCGATGCAGGACGGCTTCATCGACAAGGCGACCGCGAGCCGACTCCTCGACTACCCCGACATCGAAGCGGAGATGAACCTCGGGAACGCCGCGCGCGACGACGTCGACTACGTCATCTCCGCCATCCTCGACGAGCCCGAGCCGAAGCTCATGCCGGTCGAGCCGTACCAGAACCTCCCGCTCCTGGTCGAGCGCGCGACCGCGGCGTACCTCTTCGCCCGGCACCACGACTGCCCCGAGGAGCGGCTCGAGCTCCTTCGCCAGCTCATCGACGACGCGGCCGCGGCGCTCCAGGCCGCGACTCAACCCCCTGCCCTCCCCGGGGCGCCTGCCGGTCCTCCGCCTTCGGGCGCACCGCCCGGCGGTCCCCCGGGGATGGGCGCCCCTCCCATGCTTCCCGCCGGAGGGCCCCCGATGGGCGCCCGCATCGGCGGGGACATCACCGTCAACGCTGCACCTCCCGTGCAGCCCGTAGCCGGCCCGGTCGTCGCCGGCTGAGAAAGGTAGTACCCCATGCCCGAAGTCACCCCAGTACCGCGGAGCGAGCGAGTCGCCGCGGCCATCAAAGACGCAGTCGCGAGAGATTCCGCACAGAAGGGGGGCTCCGAGCCCGCGCCCGCGGCGGCGCAGGTGAAGCCTGCCGGCACGCCCGAAGTCCCCGCGGAGAAGAAGTCCGTCGAGGACCGCTCGTTCGAGCGGCTCGCGAAGGAAGCGGCGGCGCTCCGCCAGCGGGGCGAGAAGTACAAGAACTACGAGACCCTCGAGACGAAGCTCCCGCCCGGCTCGCTCGACGCGCTCGCGAAGGCGAAGCTCGCGAACGACCCCGAGGCGGCGCTCGTCGCGCTCGGCTGGAGCTACGCGGACATCGCCGAGCGCCAGCTGGGGAAGGCAGCCGAACCCGAGGACGGTGAGGCGGCAAAGAAGCCCGCGGGTGGCGGCAAAGAGCGCCCCGAGCTCCCGCCGGAGGTCGCGTCAGCGCTCGCTGCGGTGGAGGAGCTGAAGGCCGAGCGCGACGCGCGGAACGCCGCGGCCAGCGAGGCGGAGGCGCGCTCGAAGATCAAGGAAGGCATCAAGGGCAAGTTCCCGCTCGTCGAAGCGCTGGAGCGCGATGGCAAGGTGGCGGACTACCTCGTCGATTTCTGGAAGAAGACCGGCCGCGGCCCCGGCGAGACCTTCGAGGAGTCGGTCGAGCTCGCCGCCATCGCGGTCGAGAAGGACCTCGCGAAGGAAAAGGAGGTCTGGCGGAAGGTTTTCGAGGGAGAAAAACTTGACACTTCCGGAAAGTCTCCTACCGTCGGCGGTGAGGCACAGGACGCCTCGGCCGGAGCAGGTTCCCCGGGCAAGACCCTGACGAACGAGATGTCGTCGGGCGGCACGAAACCCACTCCCAAAACGCGGGCCGAGATCCTCAAGGCTCTCGAGAACGACCCGCGAGCCTGGTCGAGCGACTAAGCGTCCCTCGGCCATAGCCGAGGCACACACATGTCCGTTACTACGACCACCATCGCCTACCTGCTGAAGCAGGTCTACCGCGACATCGCCGAGACGGTCTTCAAGGACCGCCCCCTCCTGGCCATGCTCTCGAAGCAGGGCGGCTTCACCGGCTCGGCGATGCTGCACGCCATTCGGTTCCGCGACACGCTCGCCCGGTCGCCCACCTTCACGACCGCGCAGACCAACGCCGCGACCTCGCTGGGCGCGACTCTGGGCGTGCAGTTCACCGTCCCTCGCGTCAAGAACTACCAGCTGTACATCCTGGAGACCGAGGCCATCCTCGCGTCCCGCGATGACAAGGGCTCGTTCCTCCGCGGGCTCACCACCGAGGTCGACTCGGCGCTGAACAACGTCGCGAACGACGTCGCGAAGGACCTCTACGGCGCCGGCATGGGCGTCCGGGCGTCCGGCATCACCATCTCTTCGACGACCATCACCGTCGGCGAGTCGGTCTCGAACTTCGAGAAGGGCATGGTCATCGTGACCGCGGCCTCGGCGACCGGCGCGCTCCGCAACTCCGGCACCGGCCAGACCATCACCGTGGTCGACCGCTCGGCCGGCACCATCGTGGTCGACGCGAACACCGACACCATCACCAACGGCGACTTCCTGTTCGAGAAGGGCGACCGTGGAACCGGCGCCTCGCCGACTCCGCTGAAGCTGGCGGGCATGGACGCCTGGTGCCCCGCCTCCGTGGCGAGCTCGGGCGACTCCTTCATGGGCGTCGATCGGTACGCGCAGGGCGACATCGCGCGCCTCGCCGGCCTCACCATCGACTGCTCGGCGCTGAACCCCGAGGAGGGCCTGGTCACCGCGCTGGCGCTGTCCTCGCGCGAGGGCGTGGCTCCTCCGGTGTGCTTCACCTCGTTCACCGACGTGAAGAACATCCAGATGGCGCTCGGCTCGAAGGCCGTCACCGAGTACATGGACGTCGCCGGCATCGGCTTCTCCACCGTGCGCGTGACCGGTCCCAAGGGCGACGTTCGAGTGATGGCCGACCAGTTCGCGCCTCCGGGCATCTGGCGCTTCATCACCCCGAGCACCTGGACCCTGCGGCACGCAGGTGACCTGTTCAACGTGCTCGACCTTGACGGTGCGCCGCTGAGCCGGGTGTACAACTCGGACGCGTGGGAGGGCCGGGTGGGCTTCTACGGCAACCTCTTCTGCGACGATCCGCACAAGAACCTCCGCGCCATCGCCCCGACCTCGTAAGCCGTCGCAGTCCAACCCTTCCTCGGCGCGGGAGTAGTCGGCCCGCGCCGGGCTCCACCTGGAGACAAGACCACATGGGTGCTCGCACTCTCATCGGAAAGCAGTACACTCTCGAGCGGGACGTCGTCCGGCTCTACGGTATGGGCATCGGCGCAGGCGCCGCGAACCTCACTGGCGTCAAGGGCAAGGGCATCACGTCCATCGTCCGGACCGGCGTCGGCGCCCACACCATCACGCTCGCGAACAAGTGGAACGGATTCCTCAACTTCGCCGCCTGCATCGTCGACACGACCACCCCCGACGACTGGGAGGTGACGCTGGTCGAGGAGCTGGTCGCGACGTCCAAGACCATCAAAATCGCCATCTTCAAGGGCGGGACCGCGGCCGAGCTCACCACCGACGAGCTGATCAAGTTCGAAATCGTCCTGTCGAACACCGCGCAGAAGCCGACGGGGTACTAACATGGGCCTCGGGAACGCACACGCGGGGACCGGCATCAACCGGGCCTTCGAATCGCCCGTCTGCCTCTTCGGGAAGGCGCTCGGCTCGACCGACACCTACGTCCTCATCGTCGACGGCATCGCCAGTCTCGACCCCGTGACCGGGACCCCGTTCGTCGTCGGGGAAACCGTCACCGGGGTCACCTCGACTGCAACCGCGGTCGTGACCGCCGTAGAGGACCTCTCCGCGACGTCGCAGCGGCTTACTATCGGGACGCTCTCCGGCTCCTTCCAAAACAACGAAGCCATCGAGGGCGGCGATATTGGCGTCGGCGTTGTGGATGGCGTCGAACAGCTCGCGCTCGCGTCCGTGAAGGGGAAGGGCATCGCTCGCATCATCCCCCTGTCGAGCGCGACCGGCGGCGGCACGGGCCGGTACGAGATTCGGCTGAACGACGCGTGGCGCGGGCTCCTGGTCGCGAAGTTCAACGTCATCGACGCGACCTCGGCGGACGACTGGGAAGTCACGATTCAGGCCCAGACCGTCGCAACTACGAAGCTCATCACCATCTACGTCTTCAAGGGCGGCGCGGTGACCAGCCTCACCGGGGACGACACGCTCACCTTCGAGCTCGTCCTCGCGCTCGACAAGACCGCACCCGCGGGGTTCTAAGCCATGGCCGCGGTGACGCTCACCACGCTCCGCTCGCTGGTCCGCGAGCGGGCGGACATGGTCGGGTCGACGTTCATCGCCGACTCGGCGACCGGGCTCGACCGGTGGATCAACGAAGCCGGCCAGTGCCTTCACGGCTACCTCGTAGACGCGCTCGGCGACGAGTACGTGGAGAGTTCGAGCGCGCTCACCCTGGTCGCCGGCACCACCAACTACAACCTCCCCTCCGACTTCTACAAGCTCTACGAGGTCGACCTCACGCTCAGCGGCACGCTGCGAACGCTCACCCGGTACAACCGCGCCGAGCGGAACATGCTCACCACGCGCATCGCCTCGTGGCAGGAGGTGCCGCAGTACATGCTCGCCGGCTCGACGATTCGTATCCTCCCGACGCCCCAGGCCGCGGCGTCCGGGACGATTCGGTACGCGCCCGCGTTCACCACGTTGACCAACGGCTCGGACACGTGCAATTTCCCCAACGGCTGGGAGAAGTACATCATCGTCTCGGCGGCGATTCAGGCGCTCATGAAGGAGGAGAGCGACGTGCGAGACCTGCGCGTCGAGTTCCAGGACTTCGAGGCGAAGCTCCGCGCGATGAAGGAGGACCGCGACCTCCAATTCCCGGTCCAGGCGGTTGACCTCGACGCCGTCGACTTCGCGAACAACTGGAGGTGGTGATGTCGTGCCTCGCAAGTGGCACTTCGTCCGGCTGATCATGCCCCTTCCCCAGTACGACAATGCCGTGGATTTCGAGCAGGCGCAGCCGCGCCTCAAGCGCGTCTTCAACGTGCTCCTGAAGATTCCGCTCCTGGACGGGGTGCTGCTCTCGGACGTCGAGCTCGCCGCGGCGACCGACGTCCCGGTGGTTCACGGCCTCGGCCGGAAGCCGCTCGGGTACTTCCCGGTGGCGCTCTCTGCGGAGATCTCCCCGTACGAGTACGCCGCGCGGGACGACAAATTTCTTTACTTGCGGTCCGCCTCCGGGGGTACTGTGGCGTTGTGGGTCTTTTAAGACCCGCTACACCCCGTTTGGAGGGTTAATGCTGCAAAAACAGCCTCTTAAGCTGAACACCACCGGCGGCATCGACAACAAGCACGACGAGGTCCTCGTCCTACCGTCGAAGCTCGCGCTCCTCGAGAACGCGCTCATCGGCGAGGGCGGGACCGTCGAGTCGCGGCTCGGGTTCGTCTCTGGGACCCAGGCGAGCCAGGCGAACAACCGTCTTGCGAAGTTTCGGAAGACGCTCATCATCGAGCGCGCGGACGGGCTCTACGCGAAGAACGGGCAACGCATCGACCCGTTTCCTGGGTCAACTGGGTATCAGGATTTCGCACGCTGCGACGCCGTCGCGACGCCCATTCTGGGATCCGCCGAGCTGTCGAACCCAAGCAGTGTCGATGTGGCGAAGGGATTGACTACCTCGTGTTGGATCTCCGTCACGTTGAATTCCGGGGGCTACGCCGGCATCGCGGGCGTCATCCTCCTCGATTCAGACGGGAGTGAACAGGCGCAATTCCTTTTGACGGACATCCTCGGGGCGACCCAGTACTTCAGCCCGCGCGTTCTCCCCAGCTCGACCGCCGGGGAGTTTCATCTCTACTACGTGAGCGTCACCGCGGGACCGACGTATCAGCTCGCACATCGGACCATCTCCGCCGCGGGTGCGCTCGGGAGCGAGACGAATGTCGGCGCGGCGATGCACTCGACGATGGTGTTCGATGTCGCGCCCGATGTGCTCGTGAATTCCACGTCCAAGTTCACTGTGGCACTGAAGCGCGCGACCGGGGACATCGAACTCCGGGCGGTCAGCTCCGCGGACGGAGTGACCGCGAGCGCCTCTGGGACCGTGACTCCGTCGATCGGCGTGGAGACGCTTTGCGCGGTCACCACGTACGACGGTACGAAGCGTCACTGCGCGTTTTTCTCGCAATCAAACAACATCCTCTACGCCTGCGGCATGACCGCGGCTGGGACGATGATTACGCAGAAGACCATGCTCACGCTCGGAGGTGGCTCGCGAATTGGTCGCATGTCGGCGACCGACGAGGCCGGAGCGACGCTCGAGACGCTCGCAATCGCGCTCGACGTCAATTCCGCAGCGTGGGGGAGTTCGGCGGCCACCGACCCGGATACCGCGGGCGTGTATGTCCTCACCGCCGCCAAGGACCTCCTGTCGGCGGCGCCGCTGAAAGTGATCGCGCGGGGCGTCCTACTGTCGAGCCGGATCCGACCACATATCGACGGACGAAAGACTCGCACTGTGTTTGGAGCCACGCGGCATGTGACCGGCGACTCGACGACGTTTGTCCTCGACCCGACCGCGGCTATCGCGGGTGGGGCTTCGTCCGGGACCGCGCCGCTCATCCTGGCTCGGCTTGCGATCGGCGAGACTTCGCTCACTGGGGCGGCGACGTGGACCGCGCAACTTCGCGTCCCCGATACGGGAACCGCGCCGACGTTCTCCGCGAAATCCACGTTTTCGTTTCCGATGATGCGATACATCTCGGCGCTCCAGACCCAGCGAAGTGCGAACGTCACGCCCATCGCCCTCTGCCGGGTCGACTGCGATACTGCCTCGCAGGCGCCCGGGTACGTCGAGCTCCAGAACGGCACGCTCCTCTATGGTGCCTGCCCGTACTGGTACGACGGACGCACCGCCACCGAGCAGGGGTTCAATTTCCGACCGATTCTCTCCGGCGCCGCGCACGCGGGAGCGGCCGGCACGGTCTCCGCAGGCACGTACCAGTTCTATGCGACGTTTGGGTGGGAGGACGCGCTCGGGAACTGGCACGAGTCGGCGCCGAGCGACCTCCTCACCGTTACCGGCGTCCTGGCGAACGAGACCATCACGTTCACCGCGTCCGCGATGAATCTCACGTGGAAGCGAAATGTGAAGCTCGTGGTGTATCGTACGGAGGCGAACGGGTCGGTTTTCTACCGCGACCAGGCGGCCAACAGCGTTCCCGGGTTCGCTACGATCGCCGTTTCGAGCGGCGGCTCGGACGCGGGGCTCCTCGGCGGCTCGCTCGTGCCCATCTCGGGAGACGTGCTCGAGAACGAGCCGCTCCCCGCGATGCGCCATGCGGTCGTCTGGGACAACCGGCTGTGGATGGCCGGGTGCGGCGATGGGTTCGACATCGCGTTCTCGCAGCCGCTCGCCGAAGGCTTCGGGGTGGAGTACAACTCCGAGTTTCGTCGGCGGTCGAATCCTGCGTTCGGCCGCGCGGTCGCGGTCGCCGAGTACGGCCAGCGGCTCGCGGTCTTCGGCGAGGACGACATCGGCGTGGTTTTCGGCTCCGGGCCCTCGCGCACGGGCGAGCAGGACAACTACACCGAGATCCAGCCGTTCGAGACGGCGCTCGGCGCGGTCTGGGAGTACCCCCGGACGACCGCGGCCACCCCTGAGGGCATCTGGTTCCAGACCGACCGCGGGATGCGGCTCCTCCTGGCGAGCGGATCGATCGCGACGTCCGACGACAAAATCGAACTTGGGTCGGAGATCGACTCGCTCCTCGGAACTCCCGCGCTCGCGATTCACTGCGGCTCCCGGCGCGAGTTGTGGGTCTGGGACCTCGATAACAGCTACATCTACGTCTGGGCGTATGAGTGGAAGCAGTGGTCGCGGCTTCGCCCGGCCGGAGAGGCGGACGGCGGATGGATGGACGCCCTCGAGACCGGCGGCATCGTCTATACCGGCGATGATTCTGGTTACCTCATCACTTACGGGACCTCGGTCTACACGGACGACGGCAACAGCGTTACCAGCACTCTCGAGACCCCGTGGCTCCAGCTGGCGGGCGTGCAGGGCTTCCAGCGCGTGTATGACCTGATGGTGCTCGGGAAAGACCTCGACGCGAGCGCGAACGTCGCTTTCACCCTGACGCCCGCGTACGACTTCGGCGCGTTCGGCTCGCCGGAGGTTTCCGCGGTCGCGGTCGCCCCGACGAACAGCTTCATCCAGTGGACGCACCCGTTCGCCCGCCAGAAGTGCGAGGCGCTCAAGCTCCGCCTGGCATGGGCGGTGAGCACGTCGCGCTTCCGCTTGACGAACCTCAGCCTGATGGTAGGACTCAAGGGGGGCCGGTACAAGGTCCCGAGTTCTCAGAGGATTTAATGCCGCCTCCCCCGCGACCATACGACGATTCTGCTCCGGGCGGGTTCACTCCCCGCCCCGCGTGGGGTCCGCCGCCGTCGGTGACGCCGGAGAGCGTCTACCTCGAGCAGCAGGCCAACTCCCACGGCGCGGGCGCGGTAGACCCGAACCGCGTCGATACGGCGGCCTCGAACTACAACCCCTACTGGAGCCAGTACGGGCGCGACCAGCAGCAGTACTACGGCTCGCGGCCGAACGTCGGCTCCGACCCGGCGAACCAGAACGCCGCGCGGCAGTATCAGGACCAGCTCCTCCAGGGGCTCCACACGCTCGCTGCGGGGGACTCGAACTCCGCCGCGCAGCAGTCGCTCCGGCAGGGGTACGACTCGGCGCGGAATCAGGCGAGCTCGCTCGCGACCACCCGCCGAAACGTCGGCGCCGGAGCCGCGGCCCGCGGGGCGCAGCGCCAGCGCGAGGGCCTCACCGCGCAGCAGAGCGGGAACTCCGCGGCGCTCATGCTTCAGCAGCAGCGCGCGGCCGAGCAGGCGCTCGCCCAGCTCTACGCGCAGCAGCGCGCGCAGGACATCGCGTTCGCGAACCAGAACGCTCAGAACCAGCTCGGGAACCAGGCGCTGAACCAGCAAGGTCAGCAGTCGGGCGCGGCGCTCGGCCTCGGGTACGACCTCGGTCAGATGAACCAGCAGGGCCAGCTGGCGAGCGCGCAGCTCGGGTTCGGGCTGAGTCAGCAGGACATCAATCAGCAGTACATGAACTCGCTCGTCGGGGCCGGCGCGGGCGCCGCGGGCGCCGCCGCGACCGCGTTCAACACGGGCGGGGGACGCAACGGCCTCAACGGCTATGGGGGCGTGTCGGCATACGGCTACTCACCCCAGGGTGGCGGGGGCTATGCCGGCTCGACCGCCCAAGCGCCGTGGGGCATGCCGGGACCGCAGGGGTAAACAATGCCGCAAGACCCGACCACAGGCGACCAGGGCAACCACTGGGGCTCCGAGACCCCCGGCCCGGGCGGCATTCCGTCCTACACCCGCCCCGACGGCTCGCAGGCCCTCGGCTCGTTCGGCGCGACCCAGTTCCTCGGGGTGACTCCGGGGCCGATGGACCCGGAGGACTACGCCAACTGGCAGATGAGCCAGGTCAACTATCCGACCGACATCGCCAACTCGCAGGCGTGGACGCAGATGATGCAGCAGGGCGCCAACGCGTCCGAGATGCGCAACCCCTACGAGGCGAACGTCGCGAACCGGAGCTTCGCCGGTCAGGACAACGCGCAGCAGGGGCTCATGGCCGCGCTCGCCGGCCCCAGCGTGACGAACCTCCAGGCGCAGCTCGGTCAGCAGCAGAACCTTCAATCCGCGGCGCGGGCGCAGGCGGGGGGCCGAGGGCGCGCGGTGGGGATGCAGCTCGCGCAGAACGCCGGAGCGATGGCGAACCAGCAAGGGCAGGGCGCGCTCCGAGAGAACATGGCCGGGCGGCAGGTTGCCAGTCAGGGCGCGCAGGCGATGCGCGGCCAGGCGCTCCAGGTGATGCAGGACCAGAGCCAGTCCGGGCTTCAGGCACGGTCGCTCAGCGACCAGCAACGGCAATTCTACGCGCAGCAGGGCGCCCGCCTGGCGCTGGCGCAGCGGCAGAGCGCCATCGAGCGGTATAAGCTGTTCAAGCAGCTTCAGATGCGCCGTCAACAGCAGTACGGGACGATGATTCAGAACGCGACGAACATCTCGGCGGCGGCCACCTCGGCCGCGATGGGGTTTGGTGGCTGATGGCCGACTTCTCGAACGACGTGGAGAAGGCGCTTCCGCCCCGCAAGGGGAAGTCGAAGCGGAGCGCGGGGCCGCGCGGGGTCGTCCTGCGGCCGGGCGAGAAGCCCGACTGGAAGACCTGGGGTGAGGTCATCGTCTTCCAGACCGACAAGGGCGACCGGACCGTCATCCCCCGCGGGTCGATGGATGAGGACCGCTGGTCGCGGTTGACCGAGGCTGCGAAGGCGACGCCCGGCTACGCCGGCCACCTCGACGCGGGCGAGCCCGTCGACCTCGCGCACAACACCTCCCTCGACCCCGACACGGGGCGGCTCGAGCGGGTGCGGCTGGTCGAGCCGTACGAGCAGGACCCGAACCGTCCGCTCCGCGTCATCGCCGAGGAGCCGAAGACCGAGCAGGAAGTTGCGGACATCGAGAAGTACCGCGCGTCGAAGCGTCCGGGCGCGAAGGCGGCGCCCGCCGCGGCGAAGACCGAACCTGTCGTCCCCGGCTCGCCGGAGGATGAGGCGGACGCCGCGCGCATCTTCGCCGAAGCGGATGCGGAGCAAGCGCTCGCCGACGAAGGGCTCGAGGCGGTCAAGAGCGCGAAGGTCATCGGGAGCGGCGACCTCTCCCCCGACGAGGCCGCGGCCGTCGAAGCGTACCGGCAGACCCCCCTCGCGGCGGCGAAGGCGCTTCCCCACGGCCCCGAGCGCGAGAAGAAGATGCTCGAGCTGGCGAAGGCCGGCGCGCTGCCCGAGGTCGCGCCACTTCCCCCGGACGACCCGATTTACATGGGCGGAGACCTCGGTCCGGCTCCCGAGCTCGCCGCGATGGCCCCGCCGCCCCCCGGCGCGCCGGTGGACATGGCCGCCGGCCTGAGCGGACCGCCCGCGGCCCCGCGCTCCGCGATGGACCAGCTGACCTTCCCGCAGCCGGGGGAGAACCCCTTCGCTCCCGCGGGCCCGACCGCGGGCCAGGCGCTCCCGCTCCAGGCGCAGCTGTCCGCCGGGAAGGCGGGCGTCGACGCCGCGGCGAACACCGAGCGCGCGATGCAGGCCGGACTCGTCCCGCGTCCGGGCGCGCCCGGGGGCGCGGGCGGGCCCCCGGGAGCCGGTGGGTCCATGTCGGCGTCCGTCTCGGGCGGTGGCGGCTTCCAGAAGCCCCGGCTCCAGTACCCCCAGGTCGACCGCAGCGCCGAAGACGCGCTCCGCGACGAGGCGGCACGACTCAACGAGACCACCGACAACCTCCTCCGCGATGAAGCAGACCGCCAGGTCGCGCTGAAGACCGACCTCGCCTCGAAGCAGGCGGACATCGACCGGCTCAACGCCGCGCAGGCGGAGGGCTTCGAGCGGAACTACCAGGAGATGGAGCGCTACCAGTCGGCGGCGCAGCAGACCCTCGCCGAGATGCAGGCGCGGAGCACCCAGTCCATCGACACGGGGCGGTACTTCCGCAACGCGGGCATCGCGAAGCAGGTGATGAGCGTCCTGGCGGGCGCGCTCTACGGCTTCCTCGGGAAGGGCCTCGAGTGGCAGGCGCATCTCGACGGGCTCGTGGAGCAAGACATCCGCGCGCAGGAGAGCGACCGCGACGCGGCGCTGAAGGGGCTCGACGCGAAGGCGAAGGGCTACTTCAACGCGCGCGACTTCGCGATGTCGATGGGCGCCCGGAAGGACGAGGCGTACGCCATCCAGAAGGCGGCGGTGTACAAGGCGATGGACATGTACCTCGCCAACGCCGAGCGCGAGACGAAGAACGCCGACGTGAAGATGCGCGCCGCGCAGATGCGCTTCGACATCGGCAACAAAATCGTCGACGCGCAGCAGCGCGGTGCCGAGCTCGTCCAGCGCCGGGTCGACCAGATGAACTCGGACGCGCTGAAGGTGGCGGCGCTCGAGATGCAGGACCGGCACTTCCGCGCTCAGGTGGCGCTGAAGCAACAGGCGCTCGCGGCGAAGGGGAAGAGTGGTCGGCCGCTCCCCTCGCGCCTCGCGCAGCGATTCATCCAGGTTCAGGACGCCGACAAGACCATCGACCAGATGAAGAAGCTGCTCTCGAAGGGCGTGCCTCAGACGCTCGGCGACGAGTCGGTGAAGCACGGCCCCGGCATGCTCCAGAACGCGCAGGAGGCTGTCGGCCTCACCGACGCCCCCTCACGGCGGGTGCTGCTCGCCTCCATGGCCCGAAGCCTCATCGCCGGGGTCGAAGCGCGCCCCGGTGCGCTGACGCTCTCGGACGATGCGGCGCTCAAAGAGTTCGGACTCGACGTCGGGCTCGCGTCTGCGAAGACGGACGCCATCCTCGAGGGCTGGCGCGAGCGGGCGAAGGCCGCGGAGCGAATCATCCGCGAGGTCTCCGCCGGGTCTGGGTACACCGTCCCCGAGGGCGGCGAAGACGAGGGCGATGATGCCTTCGAACCGAGCGAGGGCGAATGAGCGCGCCGAAGAAACAGCGCTGGGCGGTCGTCGCCCCTGACGGGCGCGCCGGCTACTACAACGGCGACCTCGCCGAGGCCATCGCGAAGGGGTACAAGCCCCGCGGGGAGACCCAGCGCGAGCTCGCCAAGGCGAACGTCGCCGAGGAGACCGGGCTCCAGGCCGGCCTCGAGGGGGCGGCGCGCGGGCTGACGTTCGGGCTCTCGGACCCGCTGCTCGCGACGGACCCGGGCGAGGCGGAGATGATGCGCGCCCGCTCGAAGACCGGCGCGGGGACCGCGGGCGAAGTCGCCGGTACCGTCGGCGCCATCTTCGGCCCCGGTGCGCTCGGCGTGGGCGGGAAGCTCCTCGGCGGTGCCGGGAAGGCGCTCTCGTCGAAGCTCGGCGGAAAGCTCCTCGGGCGCATGACCGGCGGCGCGCTCGAGGGCTCCCTCTTCGGGCTGACGAACGCCGTCTCGGAGTCGACCCTCGAAAACCAACCCCTCACGTCCGAGTACGTCGCGAGCGCGATGGCGGCGGGCGGTCTCTTCGGGGGCGGGGCCGGCGGGGCGTTCTACGGGCTCGAGAAGGGGATCAAGGGCGCGGCCGCCAAGCTGGCGAAGGTGGACGTCGCCGGCATGGCGGGGAAGCTCGCCGACGAGGCTGACCTGGCGATGTTGCGGAAGGCGAACGGCGGCCCCCACCCCTACGAGGGGAACATGCTGAAGGTCGGCCGGCGCGAGGGTATCCTCGGCGGGAAGGCGAGCTACAGCAACTACAACAGCGTCGACGCGGCGAAGCAGGCGCAGGCACGCATCGGCGGCGAGCTCGGAGTGGCGCTCGATCAGCTCGACGCGCGGGTGCCCTTCAGCGCGCAGAACGCAGGCAAGGCCATCCGCGACGCGCTCAAGCCCCTCGCGCGGAACCCGGTGTACCAGCCGGTCATCGAGGGGCCGCTCACCGACCTCGTCAACCGTATCTACGGCGGCCAGGCGCAGGCCCCGCGCTTCGGGTGGCGAGACGCCTTCGAGCTTCAGTCGTCCATGCGCAGCGCGCTCGAGGGCGGGAACCTCGCTTCGAACGCCAAGAAGAAGGTCTTCGACGTCGCCCGGAAGGCCCTCCGCGACCACATCGCCGACACCGTCGAGGCGAAGCTCCACCCCGGCGCCGGGCGGGCGTTCCGCGACGCGCTCGCCGACTACGGCTCCGCCGCCGAGCTCGAGAAAATCTTCACGCGGGCGCACGAGGCATACCAGAAGTCGCCGCTGAACATGCTCGCGGGCGGCGAGGCGGCGATGGGTCTCGTGATGGGCCACCCCGTCATGGGCGTCGGCGCCGCCATCGCTCAGAAGGCGCTCCAGCCCCGCTGGGGCTTCCTGCTCTCGGACGCGATTCGCTCCGGCGGGCCGCTCATCCAACGTTTCGGGCGCGGCCTCGAGGCCCGGATGAGCAAGCTCGCCGGCTCGGCGGCCTTCGCCCCCTTCCAGCTCCTCCTCGAGGACGCCGCGTCGCATGGCTCCGCCGCCCTCCTGGCGGAACACGCGCGCATCGCGAAGTCGGCGGACGGCCCCGAGTACCTCGCGATGATGGGCATGCCCGCCGAGAACCCCGAGCTGATGGAAGACTCGCTCGCCCGCGCCGGGTCGATGCACGCCGCGGCGAGCTACGCGGACGCGATGAACGAGCGCGCTCAGCGCCAGGTGGCGGGCTTCTTCGGCGAAAAGGCGGGTAAGATGACGGCGATTCGGACCGGAGACTTCGATGGGATGCAGGCTCGTCTCGGGAAAATCCGCGCTCTCCTCGACAACCCCACTTCGGCGTATGAGGCCATCCCGGAGACGCTCGCGGGCGCCGCGCCCAACGTCTCGGGTCAAGCCGCCGCGACCCTCATCCGCGCCGCCCAATACCTCAGCGACCAGGCCCCGAAGGACCCCTACGCCGGCCAGCCGCAAGCGCTTCGCCGCGCCTGGAAGCCTAGCCCGACGGAGATCAACCGCTGGTTCCGTATCCTGGATGCCATCGAGCGGCCGGGTGCGGTGGTCGAGCGAATGAGGGCCGGGCGGGTCGACGCCGAGCAGCTGAAGGCGCTCGAGTACGTCTACCCGGCGCTCAACGCCGACTTCCAGCTGAAGGTGGCGGAGAAGCTGGGGACCTGGGAAAAGAAGCTTGACCCAGCCCGGAAGAACGCCCTCGCGAAATGGACCGGCGGAAATCTTGGCATGTCGCAGGGGGCGGCTAGCCTGCTCCAGCAGATGCATCAACAGAAGGCCGGCCCCGCGCCCAAGCCTCGCGACGGACGTCAAAAAATCGACGTGCAAGAGAACGTCGAGACGCAGGCTCAACGCCTGGAACGGAGATGAACATGAAGCGCTTCCTCCTCTTCGCTGGTCTGGCCGGTGCCGTGGCGCTGGCCGCCGGCATGCCCAAGCAAGCGACCGTCTCGAGCTCAGGCGGCACCGGCCTGCGCCCCACCACCCCGGACGCGGGGGTCGCGCTCGACGGCACCGCCGCGGCGATTCGGGTGACCGTCACCGCCGCGGCCGGGACCATCACCGGCGGGAAGGTCTACTGCTTCTACCTCGGCCCGACCGGCGTGGGGAAAGACCGCGTCCTCCCGACCTACCCGAGTAACAGCTGGGTCCGCTGCCCGCTGCTCGACCTCACCGTGCCCACCGCGCTCGAGACCGACGCCGGCACCATCCACGGGATGGTCTTCCCCGACCTCCCAGTCGTCGGCTCGTACGGCCGCGTGAGCTTCGTCCCCGGCACGTTGACCGGCACCGCGGACGACGCGGGGGTCAACACCTACATCGTCACCACCGAAGCCTGGGGGAGGACCTCGCCGTGAAGACCGCCCTCACCAAAATCGCGTCCGTCCTCGCGCTCGTCCTGTGCGGCCTGCTTCTGGGCGGCCAGGCCCTCGCTCCGCCCGCGAGCCAGACGGGCGCGAACGCCTTCACCGGGGCGAACACCTTCTCCGGCACGAGCGCCTTCTCCGGCGACGTGACCATCACCGGGAAGCTCACCGCCTCCGGCGCGCCAAGCGGCGGGCTCACCGCGGGCGCCGGGCTCCAAATCGGGAGCTACAACGGCTCGACCCACGCCGGCATCTGGGCGCCCAGCATCACCGCGTCCGTCACCAACTACGGCGTGTTGCTCGAGCAAGGCGGCGGCACGCATATCTCGACCTTCGGTTCGGGCCTCACGCTCGATGCTTCGGGCGTCGCCAAGTGGACGATGGACACCACCGGCAACCTCCTCGGCGTGGCTGGAGCGACGAAGACGCGCGGCACCATCACCCTGGCGGCCGGCACGGGCACGGCGACCGTGAACTCGGGGGCCATCTGCGTGTGCGTCGACTCCACCGCCAACGCCTCCGTGAAGTGCGCCGTCGCGACTACCACGCTCACCGCGACCGGCACCGGGACTGACGTCATCACCTATCTTTGCCTCTGAGGAGCACCACATGAAGAAGACCCTCGCGCTGTTGCTGCTCCCCGCCGCGCTCGTCGCGGCTTTCGCCGTCGCGGAGGACCGGGTCGACCGGCTCTACGAGACCAGCACCACCTTGCAGAGCGTGCAGACGCTCGTGGTTGACGGCGGGTGCATTTTTTCGAGCTCGGGCTACGCGCTCCAGGACGGCGGCATGGGTCCGCGGCTGGTCTTCGGAAGCTCGCCCAGCTTCTTCGTGGCGAGCGGCAACGCAACCTGTAGCGCGCTTCTGACCGGCGGCCTGAAGTGCCTCAAGTACGGCCTGGGGCTCGATGGGGGCGGCTGCCCGTGAGCGAGCCCGGATTCGCCCAGAAGCTGGCCAATCGCATCTTCAAGCGCGAGGCGCTTTTGATGCTCACGGTCATCGTCGTCTCCGCGGCCGGCGCCGTGTACGGCCAGGCGCGCCTCGAGGCGAAATTGGACGAGTCCGCGAAGAAGCACGTCGAGCCCGTGAAGGCGAGCCACGACGACCTCGAGCGACGCTTCGTGCGCCACGAGGGCGCCGAGGATTTGCGCTGGAGCCACATCGAGAAGAAACTTGACCGGTTCGAGCAACTCCTGCTCGAGGATCGCGCTGCACGAGCAGCCGGGAGGAAGTGATGAGCGACGAGACCCCCAAGGACGAAGATTTCACCGAGTTGAAGCCCGGACAGGGGGGCTGGACTCCTCCGGTGTGGGCCCCGTACGCGGCCGGCGCGGGCGCGACCGCCCTCGGCTCCATCGGCGCCGCGCTCCTGGCCCTGCCGGAGCCGACGATGATCACCAAGGTCTTCGGTATCGTGCTGCTCGGCCTCGCGGCCGGTCTGGGCACGGCGGCCGGCGTCACCAGCGCGGGCCCGCGCAAGGCGGGTGGCAAGTGAAGGCGCTCGTTCTGGCGCTGGCGGCCCTCGCGGGCTCCGGGTGCGTGACGGCGAACGTCCACGCCCGGTTCTACCACGGCGAGATGCAGAAGAAGATGACCTGCATCTTCGAGCCCGGCGGCCCCGGCGTGCTCCCGGAGGCGAAGTGCGGCCCTCCGCACATCATGGACTTGCTCGTCCCCGACGAGCCCGGCGACCCGGCTCCCTTGACAGGAGCAAGCGGCCGCACCAAGATGTAAGGGTGCGGACCATTCTCGTTCTGAGCGCAGTTCTGGCGGCCGGGTGTTCCTGTGGGAGCCCCGGCCGCTCGCTTTTCGAGTCCCGATGCGGCGTGACTGTCGTAGGCGATGAATGGCCCGACGGCTGGTCAGCCGAGGACTTCCAGGCGAACGAGGACCGACTCATGGCCCGCTTCGCCGCGCACGTCACCGACAAGCGCTTCAAGGACGCGTGCGACCGGATGCCCGGGACGTCGCTATTCATCCGCCCCGAGGTGCATTGGATTGACGAGCTCGGCCGAGACGTCTGGGGGTTGACGAGCTGCACGATTCGCCGGATTCAGGTCGGCCGGGCGCTGGTTCCGCCGCTGTCAACGATGGGGCACGAGTACGCGCACATCATCCAGAACTGCGAGGCGTACCCCCCGATGGACAAGAAGCAGGACCCCGCGCACGCGAATTGGGTCCGCGACCGGATTCACTTCGCCGCGGGCGCCGGGTCGCTCTGAAGCCACGCGCAGTGGTCTGAGACCTGCGCAGTGGCCAGCGCGAGTGTTTCTCGAGCAGGGCTTGCAGGCGCGTTGAGGTGTAGGCACTCACGTCGGACCCCGGGCAGAACTGTAGTCGATGCTCGCCCCCGGGCCAGGGCCCGTTTCTCCGAGAAGCAGCCGAGCCTGCGTGACGTTGATCAAGCCGCGCTCGCGCAAGTCGTAGATGAGTTGCGTCCGTCCCAGCAAAGGCTGCGGAAGCGGCTCGATGTGGAACGGTCGACCTTCCGGAATCGGCGCGCTTCGGTCGGTGCCGAAGAACTCGCCGGGTTCCGTCTGCGGAAGCCACGCATCCAGGCCAACCAGACGCGGCTCCGGGCCGAACTCCACTCCGGAGAGGAGCTCGGGAGAGTACACCGCCCGCAACATCTCGCTGATCTGCGTCGTCGTCGTCGTCGCCAGCGGGCGACGCTTCGGGCACCAGCGCCGGCTCGCCTCGAGAAGCGCCTCGTCCCACGCCGCCTCCGCTTGCCGACCGGCTTCCTCCGCTCCGCCGACGACGCGCAGAAGGTGCCCGACCTTGCATTCGCGTTCGTGGCCGTGCGCCGGGTTCGAGCAGCAATACTCCGTCTCGCCGTCGTAGGCGTAGCTCACGCCGGACTCGGCGATCACCTTCATGATCTCCGCCCGGTGCTCTACGACCCCGAGCACCCAGGTCCACCCGCGCTCCCCGAGCAGCTCCTCGAGGACCTTCTTGTACTTCTCGGCGTCTTCGTTCACGCTGGCGCCCACCCCCACAGGCGGAGCTTCGCACCACGTCCGAATTCCATTGGACAAAGACGACTGTGGATAGAACCCGTCACACCGACGGCGCGGAGCGACCGCTCCCCCTCGGCGACTTTCTCCGCAGACGCAGGAAGTGTCAGCTCGAAGCGCCACTCCCGCCACTCGAGGTAGGTCATCCGCAAGATCCGCTCGCCGTTCTTGCCCACATCCGGCTGGAGGTGCTGGGTTACGCGTTTCACGTGAAGTCCTTCCTGGCGCTGCGCCACCGACGCCCGTCTTCGAGCACGCCTTCATCCCCGACCGCGTCGGTCGCGAGGCCGAGGTGCCAGGAGCCGCGCTCGCCGCCTTCCTGAATCCAGACGAGGCGCTCGACCAGAGCAGGCGCCCACCCCGGCCCGTCTTCCGCGACGTAGCCCATTACGCCTTCCTCCGATACACGCGCTCGTTGCGGTCCCCGTCGCCGTCGAGCGCCGCGGTCACCGTCCGCCCTATTTCATCCGCGAGAACCGGGCGGAAGCCCCGGTAGTGGTCGACGCTCAGGAGGAGACTTGCGAGCGCGGTCTCGTCGCCGTCTTGGAGCACGTCGTCGGGCTTCAGAAGGCGCCAGCTCTCGCAGAAGCGTTGAGCGACGTATCTACTCAGTGTCGGGGTCCAGTTCACGGTTCGAACTCCGGCCCCTTGCAGGGCGAGCGAATGGCCTTCTCGGTGAGCTTGTTCCGGAGGGCGACGAGGCCGCACCGCCGGCAGAATCGCATCCAGGGGAAGCGCTTCACCCACGCGCCGAACGAGTGGACGGAAATCATCGCGTCCTCCGCCCGAAGATAGCGTCGAAGAGGCACAGCGCCGCGACGACGGGGAGCGAGAAGCAGAGCGCGCGGGTCATTGGACCGCAGCCTGAATCGCGTCGTCGATAGCGATGGCGGCCTGCACCGTCACGTCGATGCGTGCTCGGTTCACTCCGACGGGGACGCTTGGCATGATGTCGCGGTGCGCCTCGGGGAGGGAGGTGTCGGGACCCCACTCGAAGAAGTCTCCGCGGAGCGCCGAAAGGAGCGACTCGGTGATGCGCTGAACGCGCTCCCGGCGGTCCTTTCGATCCGTAGACCCGAGGCTCCCAAGGCACGGCTGATATAGCTGGTGTTCGTCGCTCACGGCGTCTCTCCCGGGAAAGGGGCGAACCGCGGCCCCAGCTTATCGACGATGCCGAGACCGCGCGTCGTCTTGTGAATCCGTGCCTGCGCCCGATAACGGAAGACCGGGGCGTTGATGTTTGCGAGGAAGCCGGCGTTCAGCTCCCAGATGATGCCGCCCAGCTGACGCTCGAAGTGCACCCCGCCGCGGTGTGAGTGGCCGCAGACGGTGTTCCGCTGGTTGAACGCCGCGTGGTCGCCGAGCCGGCTCCGGAAGCCGTGCATGTACACGACGCCGTCGATGACCAGCTCCTCGTTCGACTCGTTCACCGTCGAGACGCCGGGGAAGGCGTAGAGGTTCTTCAGCTCGGGGCCGATGAGGGTCGCCAGCTCGGGGGCCTTGTTCAGGGCCAGTTTGTATGGCCGGTCGTCGTGGTTGCCGATGAGCTGGTAGCACGTCGCCGCGGGGGCTGCGAGCTTCACCGCCCGCCACAGCTCCTCCGCCGCGCCCCGGCCCGTGTCGATCTCGGCGGCGGGGGTGATGTGGTTTGGATTCCGCGGGTGCCGGCCGAACGAGTACATGTCGTACAGGTCGCCCATCTGCACGACGGTCTTCGGCTGGAGCTCGGCGATGAGGTCCAGCGCCCACTCGAGCGCGCTCTCACACTGCCAGGGCGCGTGGAAGTCGCCGATAGCGACGACCGTCTCGGAGTGGGTCTGCGGCTTCGGGGCGCCGTTCGCGCGTCGTTGGCGCCTCTGGTCGGCCTCGCACGCGGTGCAGAGGCGCCGGGTGGCGGTACGCCCGTCAGGGAACTTCGACTCCCGGAATTCGCCAGGCTTCGTACAGCGCTTGCAGAGCTTCTCGGGGGACTTTTCCATGGGGCTAGGCTACCACGCCCCGCGTGTCTTTGCCCTTCTTGCGCAGCTCGATCGTCGCGGGTTCGAACCCGGGCGGAATGGGCCCGCCGAGCTGCACTGCAATCCACGGCCGGTCAGGATGTTGGTCGATCGGACACGTCGCTTCGAAGCATGCCCAGCGCATCGGTTCCCGGCGGAACTCGCAGGAGAACTCCCAGAAGCGCCGGGCGAGCCCTTCATCCTTGTGCGGGTTGGCGACTCGGATAAGCCATAACGCGAACCGCGTCAGAAGCTCCCTCATGGCGTCACCCCGCGCGTGTCTTCGCCCTTCTTGCGCAGCACCAGCGCGATGAGCATGAGCGCGCAGCACCCGAAGTGGTGCAAGTGGGGGAGCCCGCTCTCCGCGTCAAGTTCTACGCCGCGCATCCACGCGCCGAGGTGCCGGAGCGCCGCGCCCGCCAGACGGCCCCAGGCGAGGCCCTTCTCCCAGTTCCTGTCGCCGTAGCCGCGTTGGCCGTCCGGGCGGACCTTCTCGGTCGCGCCGTACCGGAGCACCATCGCGACGGCCTCGAGCGCGTCCATCGGCAGGAGGTCCATCCGGGGCTTGCCGTCGTCGAACTTCAGGCCGACGTCGGCGGGAGGGGCCTCGACGAGCTCGAACCGGCTCTCGAAAAAAGAATCGGACTCGCCAGCTCCGAGATCGACCCGCACCAGATCATTTCCCTCGCATCCGACGACCAGATACCGGCACCCGTTCTTCAGCGGGTACCGCGCGTAGATGCACACGACTTGGTCTCCAACCTTGAAGCTCATCGTTCGTCCCTTTCTTTCTGCTCGTGCTTCGCGTCCGACATCACTTTGTTCACCCACGCCGAATCGATGCTCGTCCCCGCGGGCGCGCTCCGCCTCAAAACCCAGCCGACGACGAGCCCGACCGCGAGGGCGGCCATCACGAGAGCTATCACGCGCCACCCCGCTTCATCCGTCCGAGGTGGAACAGCCCGAGCCCGATCGCGTCGATGGTGTTGTGGTCCTTCGCGCCGACCGAGACAAGGCGACTCAGCTCTCCTGTCGCGAGGTGCTTTAGGATGCGGTTGGTCATCACTTTCTTCGGGACCTGGCCCTTCCACGCCGCGGGGTAGTACGCGACGATGGTCGGCACGGACTCCCAGTGAGCGGCGATGGCGCCGAGGACCCCCGCGAGCTGGATGAGGTCGTTCGGGTCCTCGCGCCGGACGCCGGGGTAGATGCGCGGCTGCTCGAGGACGAGGATATCGGGTCGGCCGGTGCGAACCACCTCGCCCGCCATCGCCGCCCACGCGACCGGGCCGGTGAGCGTCTTCTCGGGACTGGTGATGTAGCACGCCTTGATGAGAAAGGGCTGGCACCCCTCAGTCTCGAACGCCGCGACGCCGCACCCGCGAAGGCCGGGGTCGATAGCGATGAGTCTCATTGGCGCCCCCGCGGCGGCATCTGAAGGAAGCCGTTGTCGATACGGACGACGTTGTCGTTCGCCGGAGGGGCGTAGAACTGCTTCATCGCCGCCTCGAGCGCCTTGTACTCCGGCGACCGGCGGATCTGCCACACGCGATAGGCGGAGAGCGCGGCGCGGCCCCAGCGAGCGGCCTCGCCGACGAAGAGGAACGTGAGGATGGTGAGCATGTAGAACTGCGCGGTTTCGTTCATGACGTGCCTTTCAGGTGCGGCGGGAAGTGCGTGTTGTACTCGAACAGGAAGTTGTTCTCTGCGGTAAACGGGGTCCACCCGAGCACCGACCAGTTCTTGTCGCGCGGCCACACCGCCGGGAGTTTCCCGAGCTTCGTGGTCTCCCCCCAGCCTTCGGGTGATCAAGCTCTTGTTCATTTGGCACTCCTCCGCGCGGCGTTCGCGTCCTGGACCGCTGCGTAGAGATTCCAGGCCGCCTTCTGGACCTCTGTCGGCTCCGCACGGACCCATCCCGCGTGGCATGCATCCGAGCGCCGCCATTCTCCAGCCTCGCGGTAGTGGCCTCCCATGTACATCTCGAGGACTACGACAAATACGCGCCGCATCTCATCCGGCGAGAGTTCGACAGAGGTCGTGACATGAACTCGCATGCTCACTTGGGCTCCACCGTGGCGCACTCGCAGACCGGGACCGCCCCGCCCGCCTCATGGCGCTCGGAGTAACTCTTCATCCGCCCGCCCTTCGAGTCGAAGCATGCCTTCGCGCAATTCGTGGAGTTCTCGCAGGCAACGCAGCTCGCCCCCATCGCGAACATGCACACCAGCGCCAGAATGATCATCCCGATAACCGATTCGTTCTCGCTCACTTGTCTTCCTTTCCGACGTACACGCCCATCACGAACGCCGTCACCGCGACGGCGATGAAGCTCACCATGCAAAACAACACCTCGTGCTCGCTCACAGGTCCCTTTCGACTTTCTGCTTCACCTTGTCTAACGCAGCCGAAGCGATTTGTCGAATGCGTTCTCGCGTGAGGCTCAGCACCGACCCGATTTCCTCAAGCGTGACACCCCCCTTCGCCGCGACGTCCAGCGCGCAGGTCTCCGCCATCGACTCCAGGTCCGGGGCGTTGTAGGTGACGCTCCCCGTCGGGTTGACCTCGAGGTAGAGGTGGTACTTGCAGCTGACGAAGGGGCAGGGGCGACACCCGTTTTCGCACTCGGAGCGCGTCGTAGGCTTCACCGGAAGGGTCTCCCCGTCGTCCTCCGCCTCGTCCTCCGCCCGGCGCGTGGGGGCGAGCCGGCGCATGAGCTTCGCGCTCTCGGTGCGCACGCGGCCCGTGCCGGTGACGAAGCCCTTCGATGTCGCACGACCTTTGGATGGAGAGGTCATTTCTCGAGTCCCGCCTCGTAGTAACTTCTACCAAACCCGCCCGTCGCTTTCAAGGGCATCCCGGCGCACCAGGCGGGCGGGGTGGCCATGATGGCGAATAGGTTCTTGAGCGTCTCCTCGGCCTTCGCCTCCGGGACGATGTACACGAGTTCGTCGTGCGTCGTCGTCACCGGCTCGATGTCGAGCTCGGCCTTCGCCGCCACCATCTGCTCGAGGAGGATGTCCCGGCAGAACCCCTGGACGAGGTTCTCGACGAGCTTCCCGCCGTAGATGTACGTCACCTTCTTGCCGACCGGGCCGCCCATGTACCGGTAGCCGTCTTCACCCGAGCCTGTGAGCCCCGCGTAGTACAGCATCGCGCCGCCGGGGCGGATGATTTTGTGCCGGCCGACGATGAAGTTCGACTGCGGCCCGAACGTCCCCTCCGCCTCATCGAGCACCATCTCCTCGAGGAGGTAGTCGCAGAACTTCCAGAGGTCGGTGATCTTCCGATTCACGGACCGGTACTTGTCGACGAAGAACTTCGCCACCGCGCAGTGGACGACGAGCGCTTCGGGCTCGAGTCGGGAGACGAGGTCCGCGCACCGCCCGCCGTACTTTGCGCGGAAGGCTTCGAGGTCGACGCCGTACTTCGCGACATCTTCGAGCCCGAAGGTGATGGGGTCGGCGCCGAACGGGCCAGCGAGGAGCTGGAGCGCGAACTTCGCCCACCCCATTTGGTACCCGAGGCCGATCACCATCGCCTTCGAGACGGAGCGCTCCGCCTTGTCGGCCTTCGTAATCACGCGTCCGAAGGCGCGGGTGCCGAAGTCGCAGTAGATGTCCGCCCCGGGGTCAGCGAAGGCGCGGAGGAGTAGCTCGTCCTCCGCGAGCCACGCCGTCCCGCGTGGCTCCACCTGGCTCAGGTCGGCCGTGAGGACGACGTCCCCGGACGGGGCGACGAGGGACTTCCGGAGCGCGCCGTCCTTGTTGAGGTTCTGGAAGTTCGTCTTATCGGCCCCGCCCCAGCGCTTCGTGTGCGCCGCAGCGTACTTGAGGAACACCGGCGCCTTCGCGCCGTCCGCACCCAGACGTTGGAAGCGTTTGATGCGGCTCTCCATGATGGTCGACTTGACGCCGACGCGCGCCTCCGCGAGCCACCGGACCTCGTCGTCCGGGCTGTCGAGGAGCTCTTTCATGCCCGGGTCGCTCTTGGCGAATGCCCACGTCGCGAGACCCGTCGTCCCAGAGACCTTCTGCGGCGGGTCGACCCCGAGGGTCATGAGCGCCGCGGCGAACTTCTCGTTCGACATGAGCTGCTCTTTGGTCGCGCCGATTCGGCCGAGGAGGTCCGCCTTCCGCTTCTCCTCCTCGACGGCCGCCTCCGCCAGGAGAGGTTGGTCGATGCGGAACTTCGGGTTCGTGAACATCCGCACGGTGAGGTCGATACCCCAGAGCTCGACCTCGGGCATCTGGGGGAGCTGGCGCTTGAGAATCTCCCACTCGAGGAAGCAGTCGTGCTTGCAGTACTCGCCGTAGGTGGCGAGTTCCTCCGGCGTGAAGTCCTCGAGGCGCTTCCCGCTCACGCGGAGGACCTCGTCCCCCTTCGGCGGGAGCTTGTAGTACTCCGCCATCTTCTTCACGGAGTTCCCGCCGCTGACGAGGTAGGGGAGGAGGAAGCCCTGATTCTGCTGCGTGCAGAAGATGAACGCCGGGACGATGCCGAACTTCTCTGACAGGATGAAGAGGTCGAACTGTGCGTTCGACGCGACGACCGCGGTCTTCGACCAATCGACCGTCGCGGCGAAGGCTCGGAACGCCGCTTCGGTGAACCACCGCGCCGGCTCGTCCCCCCGCTTCACCCCGACGCCGATGACCTGGAACCGCGGGTCCCGGACGTACTCGCTCGTCGACGTCTTCGAGAGGGAGTAGTCGCTCTGGTGGTAGTACGTCTCGAAGTCGATGGTGAGGATTTGCTCGAACGGCGCGGGCGGGACGCGGAGAGTCATTCGAGGGCCTTGAGAGCGTCGATGGCTGCCTCGAATCCGACATCGTAGCCGCGGTCCCAATCGTCCTCACCTCGGGAGGAGGTCGCGCCCTTGTTCTCACTGGCCGCGCGCTTCAGCGCGGCGATGCACCGCTCGCGTTCGGCTTTCGGGGCGGTTTCGGCCGCCAGCTCGAGACGCTTGACGTTCTCTCGCTGGCGGTCGAGCTCGCAGTCGAGCGCGATGACGTCCTCGTTGTGGTCTCCGTACTCGTCGACCAGCTTCGCACGAAGTCCTTGGCCCTCACGCTGCGCTTCGAGGAGCCGCCGCTCGAGTTCCGCCTTCCGGTACTTCAGGTCGGCGATGATGCGCTGGTCTTTCTCGACTCCGCGCCGGAGTTCGTCGAGCATGTCGCGGATCTCTTCGGGCACGAATGCGCTGTTCACGTGATGATCCTCCGTTCGTCCTTCGCCGGTTGTTTCGCCTTCTCCGCCGCTCGCTCCGCCTTCAGCGCCTCGAGCGCCGCGGCGAAGTTCACCCCGGCAATGTCGAGCCCGTCCCGCGCCGCGTCCCAGGCGAACGCGCAGGCGACCGACTGGAGTTCGGAGATGATGGCGTCCGCGGTGAGGAGTCGGAGGTAGAGTTCTTTCGAGGCGAGTTCGCTCGTCTCGAGGGCGCGCTTGAGGAACTGGGCTTGCTGGTTCACGCGTCCTCCCGCGTGACATCGAACGAACTCTTCTCGACGGCGGTGTACCGCCCCGCGGGCTCAACCCTGAAGACCTCGATGCTCGTCCTGGCGAGCGGCGTAGGGTTTCGAACCGCGAACAGGTGGATGTCGTCGTGCGTCGGCTCGCGGTCGAGGAAGCTCGCCGAACCCCAGCGGAGCGAGTCGGAGGCCCGGCGGACGATGGCCCACATCATGGGACCCTCCCGGTCTTCTCGAAGCTCGTCTTCTTCTCGAAATACACCCGCACATCGAAGATCTCAGCGGACCCGACTTGCATCACGGCCACTCGGCCGTTGGGGAACGCCAACGTCAGCTGCTCCTGGGTGGGCGGGTCTTGGTACGCCGAGAACTCGAAGCCGGCCGTGTCAAGCACGCCGTCGGCAGCGCAGGGGATCGCGAGCCAGAACGGAACGCGAATCATCGCATCGCCTCCAGGACGATGGTCGCGACCCCAGCGAAGATCGCCGCGACGGACAGGATGAGCTGCGCTTTTTCTCGGAGAGTCCACTTCATCTGCGTCGTCATGATTCATCCTTTCGGTCAACGTCTGGTCGGACATCTTCGGGCCGGTGGCACCAACAGGTATGGTCGTCACATCGCGCCGGCTTCCCCTCGGGGGTGAGGAGCCCGTCGGCGATGAAGCGCTGACAGAGCGAGCACGTGGAGTCGAAACCCGGGGTCTCCACCGTCGCCGCGCCCCAGGGGCGCTGCCCATGATGCGCTGGCGTGTACGGCGCGACCTCGCCCGAATGCTGTCCGGTCGCCCGCCCGAACGTTCGGCACCAGCTCCGCTGGAACTCGCTCGAGTTCCCCTTCGGGCCGTCGGTGCGTGAAAACTGCCGGAGGAGCTGCTCGACCTCGCGGGTGTTTCGGAGCTTCGCGGCCTTCGCCTTGTCTTCGCTCATGACGTCCTTTCTATACCGCAGGGAGGATTTGATACCTCCACGCTCGTATGCCTACGAGCACCGCCTCCGATGGCGGCGCGTCTCATTTCGCCACTGCGGTGTTGCGGCGCCTGGATTCGAACCAGGGTTCTCCGGCGTATGAAGCCGGGAGGGTGGCCAGACCCCCGCCGCAGTACATGGAGCCGCTGGGACTCGAACCCAGGCCCGTTTCCGCATCGCAACGGCTACCAGCGAGCGGGGGCTGCCTATCGGCTCCGAAACGACGCGTAACGTGCGTCACTCGGCGTAGTCACTCCCCAAGGACCGCGCAGCGCGGAAGAACAGGAGCCTACGCTGTGGGGGTTATTCCGCCCGCCACCTCCCACTGGGCGGGGCCTCGTTACTTCGTACCGCGACGTGCCGCGACCAGCTCAGGCGTGTTCTGCTTCGAGTCGATGGCCGAGTAGCGGAACCAGTTCTGCTTCTGGCCCTTCTTCGTGGTGCCCTCGTAGACCTCCGCCTGGTAGCGCAGGCCGATGGCGGCGCCCTGAATGAGGTCGTTCAAGGTGCTGACGAACAGGTCGGGGTCCTTCTCGCACGCCTTCTCGAAGGAGTCGGGAGCGCAGAGCCCGGACGAGTCGACGATGGCCTCGACCATCTTCTTCACGCGCCCTTGCGCGCCCTCAAGCCCCATGTTCTGCGCGTCGCTGACCGTCGAGCCGACCGCGTTGGGCTCTTCGGCGGGGTCGGTCTTCGTCGCGGTGATGATCTCCGACTCGGTGATGAACATCAGCTTGTTGTTGCGTTTCATCTCGTACAGAATCTTCTTCACCTCGAGCGTGTACAGCCCGCGCCGGGCCCGCTGCCCTCCGGAATCGAACTTCGGAGCGTTTGCGATGGCCGTCAACATCTCACGTGAAAGCGTCATGTGTGTACCTCGTTACTGCGAGTGAACTGCATCGAGAAGAATACCGCAACGTCACCGGAAGTCAAGTCCAGTCGTACGCTTCGGCCTCTTCCCGCGTAAGGAAGAAGTGAATCCCGCGCGTGCATTGGACCGCGGGGTCTGCGTCGTAGTCGTCGACTACGACCTCGGCGCCGACGCGGTACTCGAAGCGCGGGTCGTGTTTCGAGTACGCGACCTCGCCCGCGGACATCGAAAGCACCTTCGCCCGTGACGCGCGGCACTTGCGCCACTTCGAAGTCATGACCGGCTCGACGCGCGGGCCCCGGACCTCGAGTTCGACGAGTACCGCTCCGTCCAACGCGCCGACGAGCTTTTTCCAAGCGGTGAACGCGCCTTTCGGAGCGATCTTGGTCTCGTACCGCGCGCCCCGGAGGTCCGCGCCCTGGAGGTTCGCGTTCCGGAGGTACGCGCCCTGGAGGTCCGCGCCCTGGAGGTTCGCGTCCCGGAGGTACGCGCCCTCGAGGTCCGCGCGCTGGAGGTCCGCGCCCCGGAGGTCCGCGCCCTGGAGGTTCGCGCGCTCGCCTCCCACTTCCCCGCGCAAGTAGAGCGCATGCTTCGAGAGAACGACTTTCAACTCTTCAGCGGTGTATGTTTTCATGGTTTCCTTTCAAATACAGTATTACCAGCCGAACGTCGCCGTCAAGAGCTTCTGTCGATTCCCCTGGTGGTTTTCGATGTGCTGCGCCAGGACGAGCGCGCGGTCCAAGTCCGCGACGAACTCCGGCGTGTGCCGGTACACGTCGAACGTCACCTCGTCAGCGGGCTGGCCGGGGCGATGCGTACGCCCGACGAGCTGCTCCCAAATGTCCCCTCCGCCGGGCGGGTTGCACACGAGGTTGCGGTTGAAAGCGAATTGCAGGTTCCGCTCTTTGTGGTGGCTGCGAATGCTGGCGATGATGGTCCGGTCGCCCTTCTCCGCGAGGAGCCCGCGGACCGCGTCCTCCCCCGGGCCGTAGAATGGGAAGCCGCTCTCGTCGGCAAGCCGAGCGCCGAGCGCCGCCGGCTCGTACCAGATGATGCCGGGCTTCTCCTTGCCCCAGGCGATGGCGTCCTCGACGAGGAAGTCGTCAAGCCACACCGTCTCCGTCTCGTGCTGCACCGTCTCCCGCGTGAGGACCCATTCAGGCCAGGTCTCCGCCGCCCACACCGGCAGGGGGCCTTCGTAGTCGTCGTAGAAGCGAATCGCCGCCTTCGCGCAGAGGAACGGCGAGTCGAGGTGCGGCTCGGCTTTCTGAATCTTCTTCCGGAGCTCGCGGTGCCACTCCGCCCGCGTCTCCTTCCAGCGGTCGATGACTTCGGGTTTCTCTTTCCGGGGGAAGCGCCAGCGGTAGTAGAAGCCGGAAGCGAGCTGGTCGAGGCACCGGAAGACCGCGAAGGCGTCGACGAGCGCCTCGCCGTCGGGGCGGTCCCAGCTCGCGCGGACGTTCGCGAGGAGCCGGCGGATCTCCGCGGGGGCTTCGAGCTTCCGCTCGCGGAAGACGAGCGAGGCGTTGCAGTTCGCTGCGCTGTCTGACGACACGACGCCCTCCGAGTCGCGGAGGCGCCGGCCGAAGCCCTTCGAGACGTCCTCGCCGGGCTCGCAGAAGACCGCGAGCCGGCCCGGCGGGCTCCGGGTGACGTTCCCCGCCTCGACGGGGTCGATGGCGCCGGCCCACTCCTCCGCCGTGTGCCACGCAAGCGGGACGGGGGCGCGCTGCTTCAGCGCGTATTTCGCGAGGTGGGCGTAGTCCTTCAGCGACTTCGCGGTCAGCGTGCCCGACCAGCAGCAGAGCCGCACTTGCGGGTGCGCGTCCATGTACCGGCAGAAGCGCTTCGTCCGCGCCGCGTTCGGGTTCCGGAGGGCCTGGACCTCGTCGCAGATGATGAGGTCGGGGTTGATCTGCTCGAGGAGGAGCGTTGAGTCAGGGCTCGAGAGCTCGGAGTACGCGACGACGTGGAGGTACGGGCGCCCGGGGAAGCGGAAGCGGCCAGAGGTGAGGTTCGGGAGCTTCCAGTGCTGTTCGTAGAACGCCCAGTCGAACTCGAGGAGCTGCGTCTTCATCGTCGGAGGGATGAGGAGGACCGCGGTCTTCGTCCCCGGCATCACCATCGCCGAGAGCAGGTCGAGGAGTGTCTTCCCGTCGCCGACGCCGATGGGGTCCATCGCGCCGCCGACGATGGCCATCTCCGCGAGCGCCCACGCCTGGACGTCCTTGAGCTTGTTCGGGCAGGGGCGGTGCATCGCCGCGCACCGGCATGCGACGGCGCCCTTCGAGAGCTGCGCGCCGAGGTGCTCGACGAGCGGGGCGAGCTCGGCGGGGGAGGGTCGCGGGCGCCGCGGGAGCGCCTCGACGCGGTCCAGGTCGGGCGAGCCCCCCACGGGCCGGCCGAGCACCCGGCCCATAGAGCGCTCGGTCGACGGCGGGGGCGCGGGCGGCGCGCCGAGGGGGGCGAAGAGGCTCACTTGCTCGCGGCTTCGCGGAGGGCTTCGGTCGTCACTTCCGGATCGCGCGCGAACGCAAGTACTGCTTTGTAAAAGCCCTCCGCGGACCAGGCCTCGAACGGGAAGCCTTTGGCGAACGGATCCTGTGTGACGGGTTTCCAGTTCAAAGCGAGGTGGTCGATGACCATTCGCCGCGCCGCCTCGACCGCCTTCTTCACATCGTCTTCGGAGAAGATCACGAGAGCACGTCCTTCAGTTTTTGGTCGAGCGCCTCGATAAGGGGCTTCGCCGCCCACGCCGGTCCGCCCGGAATCGCGTTGTGCGCGGCCGCGAGAATGTGCCGGAGCGCTTTCACTTCGGCGATCGTGAGCACTGGATCCGGGCAAACCGCGTTGAGATCCTCCACAGCGGCCGATTTCGTCTTCACTTGCCACCCGTCCCCGCCGCCTTGGCGCGCTCGTTGTACGGGGCGAGCTGCTTCTCGAGCTCGGTCTCGACGAGGACGGAGAGCTCCTCCGCGGTCATCCCCCGAGCGGAGATGGCCACCTCGATTTTGGCGCTCTGGTAGTTCCCGAGGTTGACGGTGAAGCTGCGGCCGACGGTGACCTCGGTGATCTCGCCGGTCGCGAACACGGTGACGGGCGCCGGCTCGGCACTCGCGGGGGCGGTGAACTTCGCCGGGTCTGAGAACTTCGGCTTCGGCTTGTTCTTCGCGCCGGGCGGCCGACCCGGACCGCGGGGCTTCTCGAGCGCGGGCGGAGGCGCCGCGGGGGCGTCGTCGGGGCCGCCGGGTGCGGTCGGGACGGGCGGGGGGAGGGGCTCCGGCGCGCGCCGCGGGGGCGGAACGGCCTCGAAGACCGGCGCGGGCTTCGGCTCCGGGGGCGGCGGGAGGGGCTTCTCCGCCGGGGGAGGGGGAGGGGCGGCGGGCGCACCACTCGCGGTGGTTTGAATCGCCTTGAATCGGTCGAAGAGACTGGCCATGTCTTTGCTTTCCTTTCGCTTCAGGAGCCCGAACAGGTCGGGGGGAGTACGGGGGCACTGCGAACGGAACGGACAACCAAACGCCACATCACATACAGCGAGATTCGGTTCGACTTTATTTATATCCGTTTCCTTCGCGATGTCAAGCGCCGTCCGCGCGAGCTTCTCAACCCGGACGAATTGCTCGGCGATGTGCTCCCGGGTGACGACCGCCGACCGCGGCACGCACTTCGCCGCGCCCTTGGTCTGGAAGTACACGAGCGAGAGCCGAATCGGGTCGTCGGTCTCGGCGAGCACGTTGTAGAACCACTCGCCGTAGATGACGGGTTGCGTGGCGATGCGAACCTCGAAATGCGACTTCGCCCACTTCTCGATACTCGAGGTCGTCTTCCAGTCGACGACCTCGGCCTGCACCCCGTCCGCCTTGTCCTGCTCGCTCGGGTACGCCAGGAGGTCGATACGCCCCGAGTAGGGGATGCCGTCGGTGTAGATGCCGCCCTTGAACTTGTGCTCGACGCCGATGATCCGCGGGATGTACGCGGCGATGAGGTCCTTCCCCGGGAGCGCCAGCGGGTGAAGAGAATTCACCGTCCCGCCCGACTCGAGGAAAGACTCGTTCCCCTTGTGGACGAGGTCGCCGAGCTCGGTCGCCTCGTTCCCGGAGAAGCCGCGGAGCTGGAGCGGGCCCTCGACGAACCAGTGCTTCCGATGGCACCCGAACGGCGCGTCCGGGTCCATCTGGTCGAGCATGCTGGCGGTGAAGCGGTTCACTCGAACCCAAACCCGGGCGGAGAAGCGCCGCCCGCGTCGAGGAGGTCTTCTTCGAGCGCGCAGACTCGCTCCTCGAGCGCCTTCGCATACTTCTCCCAGCACGCCCTGCATCCGATGCCGCCCGCGCATTTGGGCGCACGCTTGCCTTTGTAGCGCCCCGAGTACGCGCATTCCATCCGGTCTTCGGTCGGGGCGTATCTCGTGAGGGAGATCGCTTTCATCCCGAGTAGTCCCGCGCTTCCTCGAACGTCTGGAAGAAGTGAATCCCGCGCGTGCACTCGACGCGGATGTCATCGTCGTAGTCCTTCACGCGGACGACCTTCCCGACGGTGTAGAAGAAACCCACGTCGTGCATCGACCTGGCGGTCTTCGTCCGAAGCTTCCCCCCCTCGAGCGAGTACACTCCGAGGACCTTCGCCGCCTCCGCTCGGCACTTCCGCCCGATGGGCGTCGCGGTGCGTTTGCCGCGGACCTCGAGCTTGAGGAGGACGTGCACACGGAACGGCCGGGCTGGGAACGCTTTCTTCCATACGACGAGCGGGCCCTCCCGGGGGAGCTGGAAGGCCGGGAGGTTCGCGCCCTGGAGGTACGCGCTTCGGAGGTCCGCGCCCTGGAGGTACGCGTCCTGGAGGTCCGCGCCCTGGAGGTTCGCGCCCTGGAGGTTCGCGCCCTGGAGGTTCGCGCCCTGGAGGTTCGCGCCCTGGAGGCCCGCGCCCTGGAGGTTCGCGCCCTGGAGGTACGCGCGCTGGAGGTCCGCGCCCTGGAGGTACGCGCCCTGGAGGTTCGCGCCCTGGAGGTTCGCGTCCCGGAGGTTCGCGTCCCGGAGGTACGCGCGCTGGAGGTTCGCGCCCCGGAGGAACGCGCGCTGGAGGTCCGCGCCCTGGAGGTTCGCGCGCTGGAGGTACGCGCGCTCGCCGCCCGCTTCCCCGCGCAAGTAGAGCGCATGCTTCGAGAGAACGACTTTCAACTCTTCAGCGGTGTATGTTTTCATGGTTTCCTTTCAAATACAGCGTAACACATCCACTTCCGTTCCGCAACTCAACTCCGCAACTGCACCACTTTCCCCTCGAC